ATTGGGTATGCACTGGTACCGACGGTACCATCTCGTCATCCGCTTCTGGAACGGCCAAGCTTGGGACACCAAACCCTGCTAGGTTTGTTCCATATGCCGATATCACCTACGATATGGCCTATGCTTGGGTGGCTGGATGCATCAGCATACCGGGCGTTGAATTTCAGATCGCCCAACAGATAACGCAACTATCGCAGCCCGTCTCACAAACGCAAGCGGCACCGTTCTAGGAGAACAATATGGCTTTTGGCTTAGATGATGCAATCAACGCGGGTCTACAGATCGTCAACAAATTCATTCCCGACCCAAACCAACGGGCGGAGGCTGAAGCCGCTCTACGGTCTTCCCTACAGGGATGGGATGCACAACAGACACAGGTGAACGCAAATGAAGCACAATCGTCTTCTATTTTTGTTAGTGGCTGGCGGCCTGCTATTGGGTGGGTTGGCGCACTTGGCCTCGCATACCAATACCTTCTGCGTCCAATCGCCGTTGGGGCGGGGTGGCATGATTTGCCTACTCTGGATCAGTCCCTTATGGAATTAGTAACCGCCATGCTTGGTATGGCTGGTTTGCGTACCTATGAAAAGACGTTGGGTGTCCATGCAAAGTAACTGGCAGCCCTGCTTCGTGCTCGTCCTTCAAAACGAGGGCGGATATGTTGACAACCCCAAAGACCCCGGTGGTGCAACCAACTTAGGATGCACTAAAGCAGTTTGGGAACAGTATGTTGGACATTCGGTAACCAAAGACGATATCAAGGCGTTAACGCCGGAAGATGTCGAACCGCTCTATCGCACAAGGTATTGGGATGCTATAAGCGGCGACGATCTCCCTGTAGGGGTGGATTATGCCGTCTTCGATTTTGCCGTCAACTCGGGGCCGTCCCGCGCAGCGAAAGCCCTTCAAGCGGTTCTCGGTGTTAATGCAGACGGAAAAATCGGGGCCGGTACACTTGGTGCTCTTGAAGCGGCAAACCCTCGTGATGTTGTCACGTCCGTCTGCGAAGCCCGATTAGCTTTTTTGCAAAGTCTTGCCACCTATGATACCTTTGGCAAAGGCTGGTCTAAACGCGTTTCGGAAGTCGAGCGAATTGCTTTTAACTTGGCTAGGTAGTCATGGATTACAACACTTTTGTGCAACAAATCGCTACGATGGCGGTGGTTCCGGTAACGGACACCAACTATCAAATCATTTTGCCACAGATGATTTCGTATGCCGAGTTGCGGATGCAGCGCGACATCGACTTTCTGTCAACCCAAATTAGCACGACCGCATACTCGTTTACGGCAAACAACAACACGCTGACGGTTCCGCAGTCGCAGTTTGTCACGACCGAAACACTGGAAGTGATCGATAATAGCGGAAATTCATCGCCGCTCCTACCGGTAACGAAGGAATTCCTGCAGAACGTGTACGGCAGCGGCTCAACCGCCGGTCTTCCTGCCTATTATGCCGAATACGGTGGCGACGCTGCAACCACCGGCTACACCTCCCAGATCATGATCGTTGGCCCTATTCCTGATTCGTCATATCAGGTGCGCCTGACGGGCACCGTGCGCTCTGCGCCGCTTTCGGCCACGAATACGATGACATACATCTCGACTAATCTGCCAGACATGATGATCATGGCATCCATGATCTACATCTCGGCATACCAGCGCAACTTTGGCCGTCAATCCGACGATCCGCAGATGGCCCAAAGCTACGAGAACCAGTATCAAGCCCTCAAGGCAAGCGCACTGGTCGAAGAAAACCGCAAGAAATACGAAGCATCTGCTTGGTCGTCCTATTCCCCTGCGCCTGCCGCAACCCCGATCAGGGTATAATACATGCCGCATAACACGATTAAGCTTAAGCCGGGCGTCGAGACCAACACCACGTTGGCGCTCAACGAGGCTGCTTATTCGTCTTCGGCCCTGATCCGGTTTCTTCCAGAGCGCAACGGCTACGGTCTGGCGCAAAAGCTTGGCGGCTGGGTGTCGTATTACAATTCTGCCCTGTCATCTAAAATTCGCGCCCTAAAAGGCTGGGCCGATCTTAACGCCACCAATCATTTAGGCATCGGCGGCGAATCACAGCTCGATGTCCTGACGGGCAATAACCTCGTTGACATCACTCCCCAGATAACGGTCACGAATTCAGCCCCGAATTTTTCAACGACATCCGGCTCCAGCACGGTAACCATTGTCGATGCAGGTATTACTGCGTCTACATTGGACTTCGTGGAATTTGTGACCCCCGTATCGGTCGGCGGCTTAATCCTGTCGGGTCCATATGCCCTCTTCACGGCGTCCGGGACAACTTACACAATCATTGCATCTGGGCTTGCGACGGCAACTGTCACGAGCGGCGGCGCATCCTATGCGTTCTCGACGACAAGCGGGTCGTCGCTTATATCGACGACGTTTAATGCGCATGGCTATGCCGTGGGCGACAGCTTCTACATCGGTGTCCCAACGACGCTTGGCGGGTTAACACTTTCCGGCCTGTATACGGTCCTGACGGTGCCGACAGTCAACACGTTTACCTTCTCCGCTGCAAATACGGCCACATCGACGGCTGGCCCCGTTTCAATCAATTCCGGCAACATCCTGTCCACATTTTATGTGGCCCTTGGCCCACAGCCTACCGGCAGCGGCTTCGGCGTCGGCGGTTTCGGCACTGGCGGCTTCGGTGTCGGAACGACCCAGCCTTCGGTGCCCGGAACGCCTATCACAGCTACCGATTGGACGCTTGACAACTTCGGCCAAGACCTAATCGCGTGTCCAGCAGGTGGCGCTGTCTATTACTGGCAGCCCGGCGGCCAGTTGCAAAATGCGCAAATCGTCGGCGGCAATGGCCCACTGGTAAACAGCGGCATCTTCGTCGCCATGCCAGAGCGCCAGATCATTGCATTTGGCTCGTCGTTTACACTTGCGCCTGACCCCCTCCTTATCCGCTGGTCAGACATCGACGACTTCACCCAGTGGAATGCCACGCCCACCAATCAGGCTGGTTCATACCGCATCCCTACCGGTTCCAAGATTGTCGCCGCCGTTCAGGGTCCGCAGCAGGGCTTGATCTGGACCGATCTTGATCTATGGGCAATGCAGTATATTGGTGCGCCATTCGTCTATGGGTTCAACAAAATTGGCTCAAACTGCGGTGCGATTTCCCGCCACTGCACCGGCCAGCTCAACGGCGCAATTTTCTGGATGAGCCAGAAGCAGTTTTTTATGTCGATGGGTTCGGGGCCGCAAAGCATTCCCTGCCCTATTTGGGACGTCGTCTTCCAAAACATCAACACCTCGTACCTTTACAAGGTTGCCTGCGGCGTTAACTCGCAGTTTAACGAAGTGACTTGGTACTATCCATCGGCGAGTTCGACGGAGAATGATTCCTATGTTAAATACAATACGGTTCTCCAACAGTGGGACTATGGCTCTCTTGGTCGTACTGCTTGGGTTGATCAATCTGTGCTTGGGCCTCCCATTGGTGCTGGGTCTGATAATTACCTATATCAGCACGAAATAGGAAACGATGCGGCCAGCGGTACATCGACAACGGCCATGCTGTCTTCGTTCCAGACTGGCTTCTTCCAGCTCAACGAAGCCGATGATCTGATCTTTATCGACCAGATTTGGCCGGACATGAAGTGGGGTACATACAGCGGTTCGCAGAACGCCACGGTGCAGATTACATTCTACGTGACCAACTACCCCGGCGACGCGGTGACGGCCTATGGCCCCTACAATATGACGCAGGCAACGGAGTACATCTCCGTCCGCATCCGTGCCCGTCTGATGTCCATTGGTGTGTCTTCCAGCGACGTGGGCACCTTCTGGCGTCTGGGCGCTATCAGGTATCGGTTCCAACCGGATGGGAAATTCTAATGGTGACGTCCAAAGTCCCCATGCATTTGATTAGATGCTTTTTTGTAAGCCTCATGGGCTTCTTCAGGCGTGTCAAAATGGCATCCAAGGTTTTTACTTTTTCCCTCAACCTTAATCCATGCCCCCCATTTTCCACTAGATTTGATCTTGGAAACACCTTTGTATCCAGATGTATTAGATTTTGGAATTTTTCGATTTGCTCCATTTTGAACATGGTCGCATTCTCTCAAATTATTGGCACAATTATTTGCGGGATTTCCATCAATATGATCAATCAACTTTTGTGGCCAACTTCCGGTTATGAAAAGCCAAGCCAATCTTTGAGCATTATAAAGTCGATAATCAATACTAATTCGAACATACCCATTAGTGTTGACACAACCAGCGGCCATGCCTTGTTGTCGGCGGCCCCTTCGATTTATTTTCCATGTAAAGTTTCCAGTTTCTGGGTTATAATCCAGAAGTTCAAAAACGCGGCACGTTGTGATTTCATTTTCCATAATATTATCATGTCATCTCAGATGACATTAGTCAAGTAGGAGGTT